TTTCAATGAATTCGTCGGGGTGGTCGAACGGGTTGACGTACTCGGCGTCGTGATAGGTGAGTTGGCTCATGTGCGCTCCTTCCTGATTTGTCGGGTGATGTCAAGGACAATAATTAACAGCATGGTGAGAACAAATACCCAAGCGGATTGGGCGTGTAGGTGTGCGTATAGTTCAGTCATTTGATCAGTCCTCCTTTGTTGTTGAGCCCTTTGAGTAGCTCAGGTGATGTGATGAGCATGTAGTTAGACTTGTGCATTGGTGCGACGCACCAGGACTTTCGAGCGTCTTTGGCAGCTTGTTCGCCACATGGCATGCAAGTTTGGTAGCCTGCTTTCCATCGACGGTACTCGATTTTGTTAGGACATTTCGTGCATAGATAGACGCGATCTTCTTCTGCCATGGTGTGTATCCTTCCTGGATAAGTCTCTGGATAAATAGAATGGATAAATAGGGTGGGGCGTTGTAAGTTATTGATTTATAAGTAATTATCCAGAAAAAAAGTGGATAAATAGGGTTGTAATTATCTAATTATCCAGCGCCCGGAGGCGACCCCCCTATACGCGAGTTATGCGTCCATGTACACGCGCACACGCGCACATGTGTGAGGTTGTTTTCATATAGGGAATTACTAATTATTTTGGATAACTAGCATAAATAGACTAAATAGGTAGGTAAGAATGGCTACGGCAAGCCGTTTCCGGTATTTATCCAGAAATCCGTACTTGTGGAAAAACAGCGATTTTGGATAATTGCTGGATAACTAACAAAACCTTACATCTTTCCTTACATGACCAGCCCTTTGTGGCCCATGGCACGATACGTACCTGCGACCTCGGCGGCAATCGTCCGAGAGTTAGCACATACCCATACACGGGCTCGCTTGGCAGAACTAGCCCGAACCTTGTCCGAGTAGTAGCAGGCAGGGTCATACGTACATTTCAGGGTAGCCTTGGGCATGGTGCCGGACTTGATGCGATACGTTGCCATGTAAATCCTCCACATGTTTTTAAGTTATTGAATGACTGCGACCCGAACCGGCAAGCCGGTCGGGTTTCGGGTAGTTAAACCCTCATCAGGCAGCCTTGAGCATCGGCTCGTCGTCGGCTTCCGCCAAGTCAGAGTGGTAACGGGCCAGGCAATGCGTCAGATCGGAGTACAGATCCTTATGCTTGACTGTGATGCCCTTCTCGATCGAATTCTCGATACGCTTGATCATCTTCTTGACCATATCCTCCACGTCGATCTCGGAGACGATATGCTCGGTTTTGGCTTCGTCCCATGGTGTACCCATGAGGACTTCAGGATTGAACTTGATCCCGTCGACCTTGAAGTAAACCAGTTTCTTCTCGGAACTTGACCAACAGAACTGGCCGTGTTTCTCGAAGAACGTAACCAAAGACTGGCGACGCATCGAAGTACCCAACGCCTCGTAAAGACGCTGACCGATCGTTACATCGCCATGCTCAATCGAATAACCGATTGCGTTTACTGCGGCAACCTGAATATCACGGGTAAGACGGGCAGAAGCCTTGCCAATACCTGCGATTTTCTTGTTGAGTTCGGCGACGGGAAGTAGTGCAAATTTAGCCATGATTGAATCCTCCAGTGAGTTAGTAAGTAATTGTCAGAATCAAACGCCCTAGGTGTAAGACGCTTGATAAAGACTCCTGCCCGCTATGGGCCGTTGATACGATCTAAGGCTTTGCGGGCAGGAATCGAGGAATCTCATAACTTTGCACCAGTGCTATAGGGGGTTTTCGCACTAAAGGGGGGCGGCAACTTCACGTGCGCTGCGACACTTCCGCAACCCTTACCCGATATTTTCCCAGATCGGGGCCGGTATATGGCGGCCACAACTAAGTGCGCTAACCATAGGATCTCTCCCACCGGCACGTTCGACCCCTGAACCCGACTTAAGGGTGGACTATGCGTCAAACCCCCTTTTGGCATCAAAAGCCTACTAATGGCCCGCTTACAACCTTCTCGGCTTTGGGCTTTGCCGACCTACACTTACAGCCGAGGGGGTGGGGTGTGTTAGCACCTTGCCCCTCATACCTTCAGCCGACTGGGTGGGGGGTGTGGGTAGGGGGCTGGACCAAGGGGTGGGTAGGGGGGTAGGCCATAACACGTGTTTGCCGTCACGCACGCCCTAAAAATACCTTATACACACAATGTACTCACATATCCCGCATACAGCACCCGCTTGACGACCATACACATACCTACTAACATATGCTCAAGGTAGGGCTGCAAACAACCGGATGAAGGCGACCCCGAGATTCAGTTGTTGTACACACCAGCCCTGCCTTACCAACACAGGAGAAGCCATGAAACTAGCCAAGCTGTTCCAGGGTAAAGACAGCCCCAAGGAAGAGATGAAGGAAGCCAAAGCCATCAAGGCTGGCAAGGTGAGCCCCAAGCAGTACGTCCGGGGCGAGAAGATGGAAGGCGACAAAAAGTCAACCAAGACGTTGGAAAAAACAGCCAAGGACATTAAAGCCGGTAAGATGAGTCCGACCAAATACGCACGGGGTGGCAAATGAGCGAGCGAGTATTCACCTTCGAGCTGCTGGAAAACGAAGCCAACATCGTCGTCAATGCTCTGGCAAACCGCCCGTTCGGCGAGGTGGAAAACCTGATCAACAAGATCCGTCTGCAGGCCACCGTGCAGCTAAAGCTTGATAAAGCAGAAGGGGCACAGACCGATGAAGAGGCATAACTTCTTTCTCCCAGAAGACGTGATGGATCACCTCAAGGCGCTGGCCACTGAGCGGCGAACCACCACATCCGAAGTCATCCGTCAGATCCTCATCGAATACCTGAAATCGCATGGACGAATCGGATCTTCAGCTTCCTGAGCCTGGGAGGCTGTCCATCCCTTCGGAGATGGTGGCCGAGATCGCAGCCGGGCTAGAAGAGCCCAGGGACATCGCGTTCCGCTACGGCATTGCCGGTAAAGCCTGGGACGAGCTCCAGAAGTGGGTTCCGTTCCAGAATGCCGTGGCCACCCAGAAGGCCGAGTACGAGAAGAACGGGTTCACGTTCAAGGTCAAGGCCAAGGTACTCACCGAAGATGTGTTTGAAGAGGCGTACCGGCACGCCAAGTCGAATCAGTCGACGCTGCTGCAGAAGCTCGAGTTCATCAAAGTCGGGGCCAAGCTGGCCGACATGGAACCGAAAACCAACCAGGCGGTGGCCAATGGTCCGGGGTTTAGCATCACGATCAACCTGGGCGACGTGTCTAAAAAACCGGAAGTTATCGACATGACGCCAGAACGTGTTGAAAAAATCGAAGAAATCGTACACGTGCATGAAACATCAATGAATAAAACTGCGGCCGAATGAACCTAACATACACACCTCCGGAGAGCGTCAAGGGGTTTCTTCTTTCCGAAGCTTTCGTGTCTTTGATCGTCGGACCAGTGGGTAGTACCAAGACCACGGCCGGGATTATGAAAATCGCGTACCACGCGGCTCAGATGGCCAAATGCAGGGACGGCGTGCGCCGGTCTCGAGCGATCTGGGTTCGTAACACACGCGAGCAGTTGCGAGACACATCCATTCCTGACGTTCTTCGCTGGTATCCGGATGGCCAAGCGGGGAGTTATCTCAAGTCCGAGTACAAATTCATATTGAGGTTCGATGATGTCGAATGCGAAATCCTTTTCCGAGGTCTGGACGACTCGGATGACGTGCGTAGGTTGTTATCTCTCCAGGCTTCATTTGGCATTCTTGACGAGTTTAGGGAAATCAACCCTGATAGTTTTTAATGCTCTGCAAGGTCGTCTCGGTCGATATCCATCGAAACTGGATAACGGCGTGGGCTGTGTTACTGACGACGGGCGGAGCAATGCTCATATTTCGGGGGATGACCAACCCACCAGACATGGACACGTTCTGGGAAAAGTACCTCTCGGAGCCACCAAACAACGCTGAGTGCTTCTTCCAGCCCAGCGGGCTATCCCAGGAGGCCGATTGGACCGAGTTCCTGCCTGACGGCTACTACGAGAACCTGGCCGAAGGTAAGTCCGAAGACTGGGTCGATGTGTACATCAACGCGAAGTTCGGCAAGAGCTTGTCCGGGCAGCCCGTGTTCCGGGCATTCGATCGGGATATCCATGTCGCCAAGAACGAGCTCATCCACATCAAGATGAGCCAGCACCCCTTGATCATCGGGATGGACTTCGGTCTGACTCCGGCATGCACGATCAACCAGGTGGACCCGCAAGGAAGATTCCTTACATTCGCTGACCTGGTATCGGAGGGTATGGGAACCTTGCGGTTTGTACGGGAGAAGTTGAAACCTCTGTTGGCCAACCGTTTCCCAGGCATGCCGGTGCTGGTGATCGGAGACCCGGCGGGACAGCAGCGGGCTCAGACGGACGAGCGAAGTGTATTCGACATCCTGCGCCAGGAAGGGTTCCGTGTGATTCCGGCCAAGACCAACTCGATCGTGGCTCGAGTCAACGCGGTGGACAAGATGCTAACGACCATGGTGGATGGAAAACCCATGTGCCTGATCGATCCGGCAGCCCGACACCTGATCAACGCCCTGCGAGGCGGATATCGGTATAAAATCAAGTCAACAGGCTTGGCTGATGACAAGCCAGAGAAAAACGAGTACTCCCACGTCGCTGACGCCCACCAGTACGCCTGTCTGCATGCCGACGGGAACATCACTGGCGATTTGTTAGCTCCCAAGGCAAGAGAGATTGTCAAAACATCCTATGTTTGGGTATGATGCTTGACAAATCAATAGGTTAGGAGATATAAGCGCATTATGGAAAGAGGTCTGAACATTACCAGCGCTGCGGCTCCCGGTGTGACAAACATCGGCGGCCTTGTCCCCATTAAGACGGTACAACAACTGCAGGCCGAAGAAAAGGCTGCTGCAGAAGCAGCTAACAGCGAACCGGTAATCCAGAACCTCGCAGGCTACATCAAGCAGAAATGGACGTACGCTCGGACCGCCAAAGAAATGACGGTGGAGCAGCGGATGCTGAAGTCAGTACGCCAGCGCCGAGGTGAGTACGATCCGGATAAGTTGCTGCAGTTGCGTGAGCAGGGCTCGAGCCTGATTTACATGATGCTCACATCGAACAAGTGCCGCGCAGCGTCTTCCTGGTTGCGGGATGTGTTGCTGACAGATTCCAAGGACAAACCCTGGTCGCTGCGGCCCAACCCCATTCCCGAGATGCCCCCGCCTGTCCTTCAGGACTTGATGATGCGGGCACAGCAGAAATTGGCAGAAGTGCTGGCCACGGGTATCAACCCGTCGGACCAGGAAGTCCGCAACATGTTGCTGGATTTCAAAGACCAGGCGATGGCTGAGCTCACGGAGCTGGCCAAAGAAGACGCCGAACGCATGGAAAAGAAGATGCACAGCCAGTTGCTCGACGGGCAGTGGACGACCGCGTTTGCGCAGTTCATTGACGACCTGGTGACTTTTCCGGCTGCGATCATGAAAGGCCCGGTTGTTCGCTCCAAGCCCAAGATGAATTGGGTGAAGGTCGGCAACACGTACGAATTAAAAGTAGAAAACGAACTGGCACTCGAGTGGGAACGCGTTGATCCGTTCAACCTGTATCCGGCTCCCGATGCGACAGGAATCAACGACGGCTACCTGATCGAGCGGCACAAGCTGCAGCGCTCGGACCTGGTATCGATGCTGGGCGTTGAAGGCTATAGCGATGGCGCTATCCGCCAAGTACTTGCCGAATATGGCAAAGGAGGCTTACGTGAATGGCTTTATGTTGATTTGTCAAAAGCTACTGCAGAAGGTAAAGCGACTACTTCAGTGGGGCAGAACCCTAGTGAGCTCATCGACGCCCTGCAGTTCTGGGGAAGTGTCCAAGGCAAGCTCCTCAAAGAGTGGGGTCTCGCCGAAGAAGAAGTCCCAGACGAGCTCGCAGAGTACGCAATCGAAGCGTGGGTCATCGGTAGCTGGGTCATCAAAGCGGTCGTCAACCCGGACCCGCTCGGCAGGAAGCCGTACTACAAAACGTCCTACGAAGAAGTCCCCGGCGCGTTCTGGGGGAACTCGGTAGCGGATCTGTGCCGAGACAGCCAAGAGATCTGTAACGCCACGGCACGTGCCCTGGTGAATAACATGAGCCTGGCCTCCGGCCCGCAGGTGGTCTACAACATCGACCGCTTACCCCAAGGCGAGAACATCACTCAGCTCTTTCCCTGGAAGATCTGGCAGGTGACAAGCGATCCCATGAACGGGACTGCGAAGCCTGTCGACTTCTTCCAACCCAATTCGATGGCCAACGAGCTCCTGCTGGTCTACGAGAAGTTCGCTGTGCTGGCTGACGAATACACCGGTATTCCACGCTACATGACGGGCGGGACTCCGACAGGCGGGGCCGGTCGTACGGCATCCGGTATGTCGATGCTCATGACCAACGCCGGTAAGTCAATCAAGCAAGTGATCGCCAACGTGGACGAGCACGTGATCAAGCCGCTCATCGATCGGTTGTATTACTACAACATGCGCTACTCCGAAGATCCGGATCTCAAGGGCGACGTGAACATCCAGGCATTGGGTGCAGCCAGCCTGATGGAGAAGGAAGCCGTGGCGCAACGCCAGAACGAATTCCTGACGGTCGCACTCAATTCCCCGATTGCCCAGCAGGTTCTTGGTATCGAGGGAGTCGCCGGGCTGCTGCGCCAGGCAGCCAAGCGTCTGGACATGAATGTCGACGATATTGTCCCGTCCGAAGACGTGATGAAACGCAAAGCCGCAGAAGCACAGGCCATGGCACAGATGCAAGCCATGGCTCCGCCGAACGCCGGAACGCCTCCCGCACCAGGAGGTGGCGCTGAGTTGATGGATGGTGCACCGGTTGTTAATAGGTTCCAACCTATGTAACTTGTTGACAACATTGAAAATTGTTGATACATATCGCATTAGTGCAAGAAAAAGGAGCTTCAAATGAAAGCAATTAGCCCGATGGAAAAACGTGGCGCTGAGTACAAGCAAGAGTCTGCAAAGACTGACGGCATGTCCAAAGGCGGCGCGACCGGCGCAGGCGGCAGCGATGGCGACATCTTCGCAAAGCTCAAGCGTGGCGGTAAGGAATTGGCACAAGAGTCGGCAAAAACCGACGGTATGTGCAAGTAATGATCAGAGTTGACGAGCGAGTAGCTCGTTGTCTGACCGTATTAAGAGCTGAAGAATTTGCGCCACTGCTGGCGTACTTGAGGAACTGCAGAGCAGAGAGTCTCGAGAAACTGGCAGTCACGCACGACGTAGTTAGGCTCCACCAGTTGCAAGGTGAGGCCAACGTGCTCAAGGAACTACTTGAGCTAGTAGAGCGGTCGGGAGAGCTGACCGAGAAGTTACGCCGCTGACCCCAGGTCAGCACATTGACAACCTGAAGTAGCAGACCGTTATCGCGTAGCGCAGACCGTTGAGGCGGAGCGTGAAGTGAGAGTCGGAGCGAAGGAGATAGAGATGGGATTGCCCAAGGCAGTACAACGCGCAGTTGAAGAAGCAGATGAGCTGGTATCGCAGATAAGTGGTGATAAGACCGAAGGTGAACAAGTTCCTCCAGGGGAGCCGCCAACGGAGACTGACACGCAAAACGAAGTACCTCCTGATCCGCCACCGGCTGAGCCGCCTAAGCAGACCGTTTCGCAAGAGCCTCCTGCAGTTCCGGAGAGTAAGTGGGAGAACAAGTACCACACACTCAAAGGGATGTACGACGCTGAAGTGCCAAGACTGCATGCAGATGTGCGTGAGATGAAAGCGCAGATCCAACAGCTTCTAGCCGAAAAAGCTGAAGCCGAAGCAAAACTGGCAGCAAAGCCCGAACCGCAGAAGTCTCTGATCACTGAACAAGACAAAGAAGCGTTTGGCCCGGATCTGATCGACCTGATCGAGCGTGCCACGGAATCGAAAGTAGCAACTTTCCGTGAGCGTGAGGCAACACTGGTCAATGAGATCAAGCAGTTGAAGAGCCAGCTTGGAAACGTCTCTGAGCGTCAGGTGGTATCCGATAAGGATCGATTCCTGATGGGCTTGAGCCAGCAAGTTCCGACTTGGGAGCAGCTAAACACTGACCCTGGGTTCCTTGAGTGGCTCCAGCAGGTAGACCCAGTGTATGGACTACCCCGGCAGGCAGCGTTGACCAATGCGTATGAAGCGCTTGATGTGAGCCGCGTATCGGCAATCTTCAAGACCTTTATCGACTTGACAGCGCCTAAGCAGACTCCGACGGACTCCAGACAACAACTTCAGCGTCAAGTTGCGCCGACCCGCTCGCGTGCATCGACACCTCCGGCTGCGGACGTTCAGAACTCGAAGATCTACACGCAAGGCGAGATCGAACAGTTCTACAACGAATGGAGACGAGGCTACATCGACAACGATGAGGCGGTTCGCATGGAAAAAGAAATCATCGCTGCTATTAGTCAGGGACGAGTCAGATAAGACCAACCGGGGTGGTAGCAGCTTAACAACCTAGTTTTATTTTTATTGAAAGGAAGTAAGCATGTCTACCATTACCCCCGGCGCCACCTACCCTATTAACTCGGGTGGCTTTAACACCCCAGGCGGCGAAGTCGCTTACAGCGGCACCGCCTATTCCGGCACGTTTATTCCGGCCCTGTGGTCCGGCAAACTGGCTCAGAAGTTCTACGCCGCGACTGTTTTCGGCGAGATCGCTAACACCGACTGGCAAGGCGATATCACCGGTATGGGCGATACCGTGATCATCAACACGATCCCGACGATCACCATCAACAGCTACAGCATCGGTCAGAACCTCGCATACGAAGTTCCTGCTCCTTCGACGATCAGCTTGACGATCAACAAGGGTAAGTACTTCGGCGTGAACGTGAACAACGTGCTCGAGCTCCAGTCCAAGCCCAAGCTGATGGATGTGTTTACCAACGACGCAGCCATGCAGATGAAGATCGCTATCGACCAGGACGTTCTGGCCGGTACGTTTGACCAGGGCGCTTCGACCAACAAGGGTTCTGCCGCAGGCAAGATCTCCGGTGGTTACAACCTCGGTACCGACACGGCTCCTGTGACTTTGGCAGCCAACAACATTCTGCAGAGCATCACTGCCCTGTCGTCTGTTCTTGACGAAGCCAACGTTCCTGAGACCGATCGTTTCTTGGTGATCACCCCGACCGAGCGTCAGATCCTCATGCAGTCGAACCTGGCACAGGCTCAGTTCATGGGCGACTCCAGCTCGATCCTGCGTAACGGCAAGATTGGTCAGATCGACCGCTTCACCGTGTACGTCTCCAACCTGGTTCCCCGCGCTGCTGCGGATAAGAACTGGGACGGCACGACCAGCAACGGTAAGGCCAAGCGTCACGCACTCATGGCCGGTCACAAGTCGGCAATCACCTTCGCATCGCAGATCGCTAAGGTCGAGAGCCTCCAGAACCCGAATGACTTTGGCACCTTGATCCGTGGTTTGAATGTGTACGGCTACAAGGTTGTCCAGGCCGACGGTCTGGCTCTCCTGGTTGCAGCAGGCTGATAAACCTGGGTGGGGGCAACCCCACCCACTTTGACTAGGAGACCAATATGTCTGTATCAAACGAACTTGTGAAGTTGGGTATGCCCGCAGTGTTAGCTGACTACCTGGCAGACGCAATTGCTACAGGTGGTGACGACGAAATTTCGGCACGCCTTGCAGCAGTTGAGGCCGCCGTAGAAGCCGCTGAAGGCGATATCACCACCTTGGATGGTCGCGTAACTGCCGCTGAAGGCGATATCACCGCCTTGGATGGTCGTGTAACAGTGCTTGAAACACCGGCAGGCGGCGAATAACGTTTTGGTAGCAACCGGGGGCTTCGGCCCCCGCCTTTAAGGACACTATGGGAACGATCGTAGCCTCAACCATTATTGACAAAGCCGCGACCCAACTGCTGGACGAGACCAACACGCGTTGGACTCGGTCTGAGCTTTTTGGGTGGCTTAATGATGGTCAGCGGCAGATCACCCTGATGTCGCCCCAGACCACTAACAAGGTCGAAACAATCAAGCTTGTGGCGGGTACCCGCCAATCAATTCCTACTGACGGCTGGCGTTTGCTCGACGTGTATCGGTATATGGGCCGAAACGGAACGACCCCAGGCCGCGCAGTACGCGTAGTCTCGCGTGAGCTCCTGGACGGTTATCGCCCCGCGTGGCATGCCGACCCCAAGACCGACGCTCCGCAGAACTTCCTGTTCGATGAACAGGATCAAACCGCTTTCTACGTCTACCCGCCCAACACAGGCAATGGGTACGTACAGATTAACTACTCTCCCGTGTTGGGAGATCTCGCAGACGAGAACGATCCGATCACGATCAGCGACATCTACCAGACGGCGCTGCTGGACTACATCCTGTATCGCGCTAACAGCAAGGACGCTGAGTACGCTCCTGGGCTGGCCCTGGCGAGTGGATACCTGACGACCTTCATGGGTGCGTTCATGACTCGGGAGAAGACCGACAAAGAAAACAGCCCGAACCAGGCATTGGCCCCGGTCAAGACTCCTGGCGGCATTGGAGGTGATTCATGAGCTACCAGGGGCTAACCGTTCCACTCGAGCAGTTCTTGCCGGAAGTCGTTCAGTACGTCCCGGACGTGCCTGAGTTTGTGGCGCGTGACGCCATACGCAACGCGTGCATCGAGTTCTGCGAGAAGACGCGGATCATTCAGACAGATCTGAACCCCATTCCGCTGCAGGACAACAAGGCCCAGTACGCGGTCCCTGTTCCTCCGGAGATGAAGTTCGTCGACATCGTGGAAGCGTATGTCGAAAATGTCCTGCTGATCCCGAAGTCCAGTGAAGAGCTCGCCAGGATCTATCGGTATACGGATTGGCGCACTGCAACAGGCCAGCCGTACTACATCACCCGTATTGCATACCCGCAGGTGCAGTTAGTTCCATACATGGACAACGTCAACGGCCAGCAGTTGAAGATGCGCGTGGCCTTGGCACCGACTCGGGATGCAACCGAAGTCGACCAGGGGCTCTACGAAGAGTTTCTCGAGTACATCGCTTTTGGAGCTCGCGGCCGACTCTACGGCACGCCCAAGCAACCGTACTACGACAAGCAAGCTGCAACGGACTACACACGTATGTTCCGCAACGGCATTAACGAAGTTCGTACCCGTGTGAACAAGGGGCTGACCAGAACATCCAACCGAGTTGAATTCCAGAGGTTCGCATGAGCGTCATCAAACTAGTACAGAACGACAACTTACCAGAGGTAACGCTCACGCTGACTGACAAGACGAGCGGAGACCCGCTGGATCTGTCCGCATCGACCACGACTGCGATCGTCAAACTGCGAGCCTCCGGCACGACCACAGTCCTTCACGTGCTGCCCTGCAGCAAACCCAATGGTGGTGGGGATGGAGTCATCAAGTTCGGCTTTCCCGCCAACACGCTGGATGTGGCAGAGGGCAGCTACGAGGGCGAGATCGAGATCAGCTTCAATGGCGTGATCCAGACGGTGTTCGATGTGCTGCGGTTCTATGTGAGAGCCGAGTTCTAAATGGCAATCCGGGTACTGCCTTCCGACAGCAGTAGCGGTTGCGATTGCGTATATCCAACCGGTATACGCCGCATCCTGGGTAGACATTCAGGTTGAAGCGCAGGTCACGTTCCCGGATCGATTGGCGGTCGACATCATCAACCCGATCGACGGGGTGGTGCTCTCCACGACCAAGAGCCTCAAAGATGTTTCCGCGTTGGCTGACGACTCAACCCTTTCTGTCGATAAGGCGGAAGCAGATAGCCAGGCACTAGCGGATACGACAATCCGCAGTGTGACCAAGGGGCTGGCGGACACCCAGGCTCCGACCGACGCAATCACTGCCAAGTCATTGACAAAAGCCCTGGCCGACTTTATTGCGGCACCGCAAGACCAGCCTTTCCTGACCACGGCGAAGAGTTTCTCCGATAACACCGACGGGTTTGAAGATGGAATCCAGAGCAAGACTCTTACAAAGGGGCTGGCCGACTCCGTCACGATGAGTGATGTGGCGATCGCTGTTAGAGAGTTTGTGCGGAGTTTTTCAGAGGACGCCCCGCTGCAGGATGCGTATGTATCGACGTTTACGGCCGGAAATGAAGCCGAAAACCTGGGCTCGACCGATGCAAGTTCCCTGCAGACCAGCAAGGGGCTAACCGACAGTGCCATCCTGATTGACAACATGGATGGCGACCTAACTTATGCGTTTGTGAAGCTAACAAGTGAGCTTCTGGAGGCTCAGGACGCGCAAGTGCTTGATTTGTCAAAACAAACCTCAGATAATGTGTTAGGCGAGGATGCGGGGTTTCTCATAATGCAGGACTACGCCGACATCACATATTTTGCTGAGGATTACGTCGGGATATCCCGCACATTCACGTAAAGGAGTTGTAAATGATTGCTCAAGAAGACATTAAAGCCTCTGGCGCGTTGCGGGTTGTTATCACTGCCCCCGACGGCTCGATCAAAGAAGAGCATGAGTTCACCAACCTGGTTGTGACAGCCGGTAAGAACTTTGTCGCATCTCGAATGGTGGGCACTGCGTCCGCTGTCATGAGCCACATGGCGATCGGTTCCGGTTCTACTGCCGCCGCTGCAGGCCAGACCGCGCTGGTTACTGAGCTCGGTCGTGTTGCACTGGCTGGCTCGAGCGCTTCGGCAAACGTCGTGACCTACACAGCCACTTTCCCTGCCGGTACCGGCACTGGTGCTGTTGTTGAAGCAGGTATCTTCAACGACCCTTCGGCTGGCACGATGCTTTGCCGCACGGTGTTCGCTGTGGTCAACAAAGGTGCAGACGACGCAATGAGCGTTACTTGGACTGTGACCATCTCCTAAGCACAGACTCCGAGAAAGGGGTAGGCTTTGGCTACCATTGTCACACGGGCAGCAAAAGGATCTCCGCTAACCAACGCGGAGGTCGACGCTAACTTCACGAACCTCAACACCGATAAGGTCGAGAGGTCTGCCTCGAATGTTGCGTGGGATACGCTTGTTGGCAACGTGGCGGCCTTCAATACAGCCACCACGGATGGACCTGGTGTACCCAGTACATCTACGGCTTACATTGGGGTCAACCTACCGCATAACAGCCTTAACAACTACTCGGTTCAGTTTGTCGGTCGTAATGATCGATACTTTTTGAGAAGCCAGGAAAACGGTACGTTCACAGCCTGGCGTGAGGTCTACCATCCGGGTAGTTTGAATACATCGGCGGTTACGACTGCCCTGGGTTATACGCCAGTGAACAAAGCTGGCGATACGATGACTGGAGCCTTGACGGCTCCGTCGTTCACCGCTTCGACTGCAACGACTGGGTTCGAGCTCCGAGACAGCGGTACGACGATCGGTAAAGCCTATTACAACAACAGCACGTTCAAGATTGAAGCGATTGGCGCTGATGTCCCATTGGCGCTCGCGGTCAACGGTGTCGTTCGCTTGACGGTCGGCACTGCTGGGACCATTTCGATTCCCGGCTCGGTTAACGCGACTGGCGGCTTCACGGGCGCATTGACGGGTAACGCTTCAACTGCGACAACGCTTCAGACCAGCCGGAACATCAACGGCGTAGCCTTCAACGGTGCTGCCGACATCACGGTCACGGCCAATACGCCCAACAACGTAACCTTCAACAATGCTGGTTCGGGTGGCGCTTCCGGATCGACGTTCAACGGCGGTTCGGCACTTACGGTTTCCTACAACACGGTTGGAGCTCCAAGCACGACCGGAACGAACGCTTCGGGAACCTGGGCAATCAGCATCACCGGCAATGCCGCAACAGTTACAAACGGTGTTGTCACAACCGGTTCTTACGCCGACCCAAGCTGGATCACATCACTTGCAGAAACGAAGGTGTTGCCGTCGCAGGCCACCCATGCCGGTAAGTTCCTGACAACCAACGGCACTTCGACTTCGTGGGCGAACGTACCTGCACCGAACAACGGTACTTTGACGTTGGCGGTATCTGGTACCGGTTTGAGTGGTTCGGCGACCTTTACAGCCGACCAGGCTGGAAACAGCACATTTACTGTCACAAGCAACGCGACAAACGCGAACACTGCTTCGACGATCGTTGCTCGAGATGCTTCGGGCGACTTCAGCGCCGGGACGATCACTGCCGCCCTCAACGGTAACGCCGCGACTGTCACCAACGGTGTCTACACGACTGGTACCCAGTCGATCGCTGGCAACAAGACATTTACCGACACGACACTTTTCCAGGATGCTCAACACTACCTGGCGCTAACCAGTGGAAACGTAATATACAACCTGGATACGAACGACTATTGGAACTATGCTCGATCGACCGACACCCTGACTTTTGTAATCGGTAACACTACTCGCCTGACGCTAACCAGTGCGGGAAACCTGACTGCTTCTGGCACCGTAACGTCTAACTCTGACGCTCGGTTGAAGACTGACGTGCTGACCATCCCCGATGCTTTGGCAAAGATCGAAGCCCTTCGCGGCACCAGCTTTGTGATGAACGGCAAACGCCAGGTCGGTGTGATTGCCCAGGAGATTCAGCGGGTTGTCCCCGAAGTCGTACAAGAAAACGAAGACGGATACCTGTCGGTGGCCTACGGAAACATCGCTGCGGTGTTGATTGAAGCGGTCAAAGAGTTGTCCGCAGAGGTCAAACAACTCAAGGCCAGATTGGGAGAACAATAAATGCCAGTCTTATTTACGAACAACGCCTCCGGGGCACTAGCCGCGTCGATCAGTTCAGCGGCAACAACCATCGTGTTGGCGGCGGGTCAGGGTGTTGAGTTCCCGTCCCCGGCGGGTGGAAGCTATTTCTATGCAACGCTGACGGATACCAACAACAACCTCGAGATCGTCAAGGTCACGGCCCGACTCAACGACACGTTGACGGTTGTGCGCGGTCAGGATGGCACGTCTGCCAGGGCTTACGGAGCTGGGGATCTTCTCGAGCTGCGTCCTGTAGCTGCCGCGTTTGCGGACATGCAGTACTACGCCCCTTCGGGAAATATTGCAGCGAACTACGTCCAGGCTGCGATTGCGGAGCTCGATGCCGAGAAGGCCGGGCTGGCACTCAACAACACGTTTAGCGGCAACAACACATTCAACGGTACGTTGACGGCGTCCGGCGGTGGAACGATCACCGGGAGTTATGCAGGCAACCATACCTATACGGGCAACCTGACGTTCAGCGGTACGAGTCTTTTTGCCAATGATAATGTGCGGTTCCAGCGGGGTATCTACGTCGGATCGAACCTGGATAAAGCGTTTTACTACGATGTCGCTCAGACTGCAGCGTATGTCCAAACCGGAAATTCCCTTGGGTACAAGTTCTTCAAGTTTGCGGACAACGGCGACTTCACTGTTCAGAACGGCAACTTGTCTGTAAACGCGGGAAACATCACCGCTTCAGGCAACATCACCTCAAACTCCGATGCCCGGTTGAAGTCCGACGTTCGGACAATATCCAACGCACTACAGATTGTTAAGGCACTTCGTGGTACTGCTTACGTCAAAGATGGAAAGGCCAGCATCGGCTTGATCGCCCAGGAAGTCGAGAAGGTACTACCACAGGTAGTCGAAGAAGGTGCTAACGGGTATCTATCGGTTGCCTATGGAAACTTAGTGAGTGTATTAATCGAGGCGGTCAAAGAATTGTCCGCCAAAGTTGAAGAAATCGAAAGGAAATAATCATGCCTGTATCGATCCGGAATACAGATATTCTATTTAACGACGGCACGACTCAATCAACTGCTGCTTCTTCTGGTTATTCAGGATCTAGCGGTCAAGTTTTCACTAGCAATGGTACTTTTACAATCCCAACAGGTATCACCAAACTAAAAGTTACCGTGGTTGGCGGCGGCGGTAGTGGTAGTAGTAGTGCCTTGGCTGGTGTTTCCGGTGGTAGTTCAACCGTTTCTTCTGGCACACAAACAATTACTACTTTAACTGGTGGTGGAGGGGGTGGGGGTGCTCAGCCAAACGGGTCGGCGGGT